GATACACGGGACAGAGTTTAAGGTACAAGATATAACGGAGTGGGATAAAGATGTGGAAGTTGACTTGATAATGCACGGAAGTCCATGCCAAGATTTTTCGGTAGCGGGTAAACAAGCAGGAGGGGACATAGGAAGTGGGACGAGGTCAAGTTTGATGTATGAAACGATACGAATAGTTGGGAAGATAAGACCGAGATATGTAATATGGGAGAATGTAAAGAACATATTAAGTAAGAAGCACAGGCATAATTTTGACAGTTATTTAGATACGATGAAAGCATTGGGGTATAGGAATTATTATGAAGTATTAAATGCGAAGGACTATGGAGTACCGCAGAATAGGGAGAGAGTATTTACAATATCAATAAGGAATGATGTAGAGGGGGAGTTTGAATTTCCCGAAAAAGAAGAGTTAAAGATAAGATTAAAAGACGTATTAGAAGAAGAAGTAGAAGGTAAGTATTATTTAGACGACAAGCAATTAAAGAGGTTAAAGACAACGAATTATGAAAGGGGTAAATTTGAAAACAGAGTAAAGGACGAAAATGGAATAATGTCCACATTATGTGCAAGAGATTATAAAGACCCCCAATGTGTGCAAGTAGGGGAACTAGACATGAAAGGTTTTGACCAAATGAAGAGGGTATATTCAGGGGAAGGCATATCTCCTACATTAACTTGTATGGGAGGAGGCAACACAGAACCTAAAATAATAACTTGTAATATTCCTCAAATGGTTAGAGTGCGTAAATACCCAGTGGATACTGACAAATTAAAAGAAGTTTTAAGGGAAGCGAAAATAGAAACGGAAGTAACAAATAGAGAGATAGCAGAAGAATTAGGAATACCTATAACAAAAGTGGAACATTATTTTAGAAAAGACGATTGTTTTGCGATACCAGAAGCTGATTTATGGTTGCGATTAAAGAGTTTGTTAAAAATAACGACTGATGAATTTGATGAAAGTATAATGACTTTTGAAGAACGTGAAGGCACTTATGAGAAGTCGGAAAGATGTTATTGTGGAGAAGGCATTGCACCTACATTAACGCAACAAGAAGAGAAAATAATAATAGATAATTCTGTAAAACCTAGTGTAGCAGAAAATTTTGAACGAGAGAAAGAAGAGATATTAAAAAGTGATAAAGACATATACGAGGCACAATGTGAAAAAGGGTGGAATGATAATAAAGTAGGTCTTAAAATATCTCCTACAATACGAGAGAGTAGTAGTTCTATATATGGTTTAGACAATAATTACCGAATAAGGAAATTAACGCCAAAAGAATGTTGGAGGCTAATGGGCTTTAGAGATTGTGATTTTGAAAAAGCAGCTAAAGTATGCAGTAATAGTCAATTATATAAACAGGCGGGTAATTCTATATGTGTACCTGTGTTACAAGGCATATTAAGGAATTTATTAAAGGGGGAACAAAAATGATATATGGGTATGGGAGTGAGAGATGTGAAGAGAGTATAAGAGTGGATAGTACAGGGATAAGTTTACTGAAAGGTTTAGGTAAGATGAGTAGAGGGGACACGTTAAGGTTAGGAAGTAAGGAATATGTGAAGAACATAGAGAGGTTGAGTGAGGTATGTGGGAGCATGGGAATTATATTAGAGATAGAGGAGAAGAAGGTAGAGCCGAGTAAGAGACGGGAGAAGATAAAAGCTGGAGTAGTAGGAAGAGGAAGGAAGGTGGAGAAGTATAAGAGTAAGAAAGAGGACGAGGTAATGAAGCTGTATGAGGTAGGAATGAAGAGTGTGAGTGAGTGTTGTAAGGAATTAGGTGGCATAACGAGGAGCTATTTTCATAGGAAGTATAGGGAGTGGTCGAAGCGATGAGTAATGAAGAGGCGTTAGAGATACTAGAGGGAATACGAGAGCCGAGTTATGAAGAGTTAAAAGACACGTTAGATTTAAGTATCTATATGGGAAAAGCGGACAGTATAAAGAAGGTACGAGCAGAGAGTGTAAGAAGGATAGAGAGAGGGTGGCAAGTAGAGGACTACTATGAGTTGTGTAAGCGTAGTTATTTAGGTTTAGCGGAGAGTAGTTTTGATGACTATTTAATTTATTTAGAGTGGGACAGACCAGCTGAGAAGAAGTTTTATCTACCTCGAAGGAAGATATTAAGTAGGGTAGTAAATGAGTTGCAGATGTTAGAGGACGGAGATTTAGAGGAGATATTTTTGCAAATGCCACCACGTGTAGGAAAGAGTTCAATAGTAATGTTTTTTCTGACGTGGATAATGGGTAAATATCCTGACAATAGTAACTTGTATGTAGCGTTTTCTGATATGATAACAAGAGCGATGTATAGTGGTGTAATGGAGATATTGACAGACCCAGTAACGTATTTGTGGAAGGACGTATTTGGGGATAGGACGATAGCTGACACGAACAGTAAAGATGAAACGATAAACATAGATAGGCATAAGCGATACCCGACACTAACTTGTAGGTCTTTGTATGGCTCGTTAAATGGAGCGTGTGATTGTGATAAATATTTAATAAGTGATGATTTATTGAGTGGAATAGAGGAGGCGTTAAACCCAGTAAGATTAGAAACAGCGTGGGGACACGTAGATAACAATATGTTGACGAGAGCGAAGAGTAGTGCGAAAAAGATATGGATAGGCACGTTGTGGAGTACAAAAGACCCTATATCGACACGAAAGATGTTGTTATTAGAGAGTGATAAATATAAGAATATAAAGTGGAGGGACATACAGCTACCAGCGTTGAATGAGAAAGACGAGAGTAATTTTGACTATGATTATGGTGTAGGCTTTAATACGGAGTATTACGTACAAAGACGTAGTTCGTTTGAGATAAATAATGACATGGCTTCATGGTTAGCACAATATCAGCAATCGCCAATAGATAGACAAGGAGCGTTGTTCGAGCCAACTACTATGAATTATTATAATGGGATATTGCCTGAGGGAGAGCCGAACAGAATATACATGGCTTGTGATGTTGCGTGGGGTGGTGGCGACTATTTTGCGGCAGCGATAGTATATTCGTATGATGAGGGAGATTTTGTAGAAGATGTAATCTATAATGACGGGGATAAATATATAACACGACCTATTGTAGTGAATAAGATATTGAAGCATAAGATACAAGCTGTGCAATTTGAGGCGAACAATGGTGGACATGAATATGCTGATATAGTGAATGACGAACTGAAAACGCAAAACTATAGATGTAACATAACGAGTGCGGCAGCTCCTTCAAATAAGAAAAAAGAGATACGTATATATGATAAATCGCCTGAGATACGAGAATTGTATTTCAGAGATACAAGTTGCAGAACGAAGGAATATTCAAAATTCATGCAAAATCTGTTCTCTTTTACGGTAACTGGAAAAAATTTACATGATGACGCACCTGATTGTTTAGCAATGATAATAGACATGAAGAATAAAGTACGAAATAGAGTTGAGGTATTTAAGCGTCCGTTTTAATTTGAAAATTGAGTTAGGAAGTAGTATATTAGAGTTAGGGGAGAGAAAACCCTATCCCTTAAAACCCTCTCTAAATGCAAGAAAACAAGTGTAGAAATATGCTTGTTTTTTTGTATGGTGTAAAAATGCTTGAAATAATTTACATTATATGGTACTTTTTTTATAGCGAGGTGAGTTCATGTTAGCAGAAACTGTGATAAAAGAAGCGAGAATAGGTAGAGAAGAGATAACAACAAGTATTGCAAACATCGCTACAGAAGATGATTTGATGAATGTATTTTCAAGTGCATTAACAATTCATAACAGAAATGTAAAAAAAATACAAATGTTAGAAGATTATTATTGCGGAGTACACTCAATATTAGGTAGAATGAAGGCGATACGACCTGATATTAACAATAAAGTAGTGAGGAATTTACCTTATGCGATAGTAGAGTTCAAAAAAGGGTATGAATTTGGAAACCCTATACAGTATATCCAAAAAAAGGGAAAAATAGAGCCTGACCCTGAAACAATAAGTGCAGATAACAAAGTAACGGGGTTAAATGACGTTATGAGTTTAGCGGACAAGAAGACGAAAGACTTGGAGTTAGCGGAGAACTTATTTATAAGTGGTGTAGGATATAGGGGTATATTTCCGAACAAAGATGTTGAAGACATAGATGAAGCACCATTTTATTTAGACACGTTAAACCCTAAAAATGCGTTTGTAGTAAAAAACAATGGAATAGGCAAGAAAGTTGTATTAGCGTGTATGAAAGTAGAGGACACGCAAAGGAAAATATCAAAATGGGGTTGCTACACTAAAGACTTATATTTTGAGATAGACGGAAGCAACAATGTGCAGAGAAAGCCTAACCCATTAGGAATGATACCTATAATACAATACAGATTAAACCCGAGAATGATAGGGAGTTTTGAGGCTGCATTAAGTGAGATAGACGCACTAAATACTCAATTAAGTAACAGAATAGACGCAATAGAGCAGATAGTACAAGCGATATTAGTATTTGAGAATTGCGATATTGACAATAACGATTTGAAAGAGTTAAGAGAGAAGTTAGCGATAAAAGTAAAAGGCGATGTTGGAGTACCAGCTGCTGTAAAATACATAACAGCTGACTTAAATCAAGACCAAGTACAAACGAGTATAGATGACAGTCATCAGAACATATTAACGATATGTAACGTACCTGATAGGAACGCAAGTGCTGGTGGAAACACAGGAGCAGCATTGCAAGTAGCAGAAGGTTGGGCTGGTGCAGAGGCACAGGCTAAATCAGATATAGCGATGTTTGAAGAAGCAGAGCGTAGTATGTTACGAGTAGCAAAGAAGATAATAGATACTACTTCACTAGATTATGCTTGTAAAGGCATAAAGATTTCAGATATAGATATAAATGCAGACAGGGAGAAAAATCAGAACTTACTAACAAAGACACAAGGTTTGTTGAACTTGTTAGAAGCTGGAATAGACCCTGCTACAGCGTGTGCAAGTGTTGGTTTATTTAACGACCCACAACTTGTAGCTGATAAAAGTCCGAACATGGAAAAATGGAAGACTGAAACACGCAGTACGGTAGCAGAAGTAACAAATGCTACTACAGAAGACACAGCAAACAACCCTAATAACGCAAGTTTTTAGGTTTGTATAAATAAGCCTACTCGGTGTTATAGAGTAACCATGTGAGAGCGAACTCGTATAAAAGCGTATTGGAGAAAGTAGAGGGTAAACCATGAAGAGAGAAGAGTTAAAGCAAATTTTAGGCGATGATGTAAGTGATGATGTAATAAAGAAAATCATGGACTTACAAGGTAATGAGGCTACTAAAGCAAAAAACAATTACGATGACTTAAAGCAAAAGTATGATGAAGTGAGCGACAAGCTAAAAGAAGCAGAGGATAAAGCAGAAAAAGACAAAATGGCTAAATTAAGCGATGATGACAGGCTTAAAAAAATGATGGCTGACGCTGAAAAAGTCAAGAAACAAGCAGAAGAGGCACTTGCTAAAAACAAAGCAGAGTTTGTCAAGTTCAAAGTAAAGAATAAGTTTGCAGAGAGTGGCTTAAAAGAAGATGACTACAAAGATTTTATTGATAACATGAAGTTTGATGACGAAGATGTTGCTATGAGTAGTGCAAATGCGTTAGTAACGATGTTAAACAATAAAATTGACGCAACAAAACAGCAAGTCAAGGAAGAGCAAATGAAAAATATGCCAACTCCAACTACTTCAACTGGTGGAACTACTGGTGGAACAGAAACCACACAGCAACCTTTTACTAGAAGTGCAGATGACATAAAGAAATTTTATAAATAAGGAGGAAAAAAGATATGGAGTACGTTTTAGAAAAACAAATCTTAATCGCACCTGAATTAGCATTTACCATTAGTGCAACTGTTAGTAACACAGGCGTTGACGCTATAAACAATGCAAATTCTCCATACAACGGCAGAAAAATGATTTTTGCTGGAGAAGGTTTAGGGGCAGCAAACAATGTATTTGCAAATAGGGCAACAGTATTAGCAAAAGCTGGAGATGATGTAAACAATGTCCCTGTATATGGTGTAGCATTACACAACATAGACGTAACAGACGGAAATGTTGAAACAGCTTTATTAGTAAGGGGTATCGTAGATACTGACAAATTAGAACAAACTGTTGACGCTAATGTTGTTACAGCATTAGAAAATAAAATCTTGTTTATGAAGGGAGATGTTCAATAATGCCTGATATTTCAAAATTAGTAACCGCTTTAGAAGTAACAAAAAAGTGGAATGAAAAATTACAGCAAAGAAAACCTTTTTTAGGCGAAGCATTTTTCCCTACTAAAGTACAAACAAGTAGAATGATGAACTCTATAAAAGGTGGAGTACAAAAAATTAGGATATTAAATCTATCTGCATGGGACGCAAAAGCTATTCCATTAGATAGAGAAGGTTTTGAACAAATTTCTACAAAAATGCCTTTCTTCAAAAACACACTTAATGTTGATGAAGAATTAGCAGATAGGTTAGCAATAATTGCTGACACAAATACAGCTGAAATCAATGCAGTTGTAGCTGAAATATTAGATGACCAAACGACATTGTTAAGAAACGCTGATATAACAAGAGAGTACATGAGAATGAAAGCTCTTACAACTGGTGCTATCAGCTTCTCAAACAACGGTGTATCTGTAGCAGTTGATTATGGTATCCCTGACGCAAACAAAGTAACATTAACAAGTACAGCAAAATGGGACGCACCTTCAACAGCAGACCCTGTAAAAGATATTAACGATTTAATTGAAACAATACAAGCAACTGGTGCTGATAAACCCGACACAATCATAATGAACAGCACAACATTTGGCTTAATGAGAAAGACAGCAGCCATGAAAAATGCTATCTATGTATTTGGAAATGGTACTGTAACACCAAACATCAAAAATGCAACTCAATTTGTACAAGATGAAACAGGCTGTGAATTGTTCTTATATGATAAAGGTATTGACTTAAACGGAACATTTACAAAATTTGTACCTGATAATTGCGTAGTATTGTGCTATGGAGATAATGTAGGACAAACAAGACTTGCAACAACTCCTGAGGAAAGAGATTTAAGAACTGGAAAAACAGCAGAAGTCGCAGTTGTTGACGGAGCTGTAGCTGTTACACAATATGTAACTCCAGACCCTGTAGTATCAACTACAAAAGTATCTATGATTTGCTTACCTTCATTAGAGGGTGCAGATAGCATTGGAATATTAACAGTAGCGTAAGGAAGGAGAGAGCCATAATGACACGAGAAGATATAGAACTGTTAGAAAGAGTAAAAACAAGAATGAGAATATCTGACAATAAAGATGACGCAATATTACTTGATTTTATGCAAACAGCTAAAAGTGAAATTATGGCTCGTAGATTTCCTTATGGAAATGGCAACGAGGAATTTCCAAAAAGATACAATGAATTAGCCATACAATTAACAATCATACAATATAACAAAATGGGAGCAGAAGGCGAAAATGCTCATAGTGAGAATGGTGTATCACGAAGCTATGACGATTACAATAAATTGCTATATACGGTAGTCCCTATGGTAGGTGTTATAAAATGAGAAGTTTAGAACGTAACAAACGAGAGATATATTATGCTTTATATACTGGCAATGAAGAGATAAAGGATAGTAACAATTATGCTACTGGAGAATATCGCAAAAGTTATAGTACGCCTGTAAAATTGCGTATAAATGTATCGGCAGCAAGAGGTACAGCATACACAAGAGAATTTGGCGATTTTCAGAATTATGATAAAACAATGATTACTACAGAGAACTTGCCAATAGATGAAAACACTATCTTATGGGTAGATGATTTAGACATTACACACCCGCACGATTATGAAGTCGCAAAGGTGGCTAAAAGTCTGAATGAAAATCAGTATGCGATACAAAAAGTCAAAATAAACAAAGAGCCTGGAGTTGGTGCAAATGGTTAAGTTGCCGATAGGCTTGAATAGTAGCACGATACAAGATTTTATTGACGGTATAAAAAAAGTTAGAAATGATTTGCAAGATAGGGAAAAAATTCAAGAGGAAGAAATAAACAAATTATTAGATGAAGCCTACGATTATGCAATTACTATTTTAGCAGATTTAGCAATATATGATGATACAGATATGACAGCGGTTATAAATAAATTGTCAATCAGATATTATGATAGTAGCACTCATAGAGGCGAATTATTTTTAGCTGGTGGTGAAAAAGAAGAGAACGTTGCTTTATACGTTGAATTTGGTACTGGTATAGTCGGAAGTCAAGAACAACACCCCGCAGTAGGAAATGGAGAAACTAAATGGGGATATGACCTTAAAGGTCATGGCGAGAGCGGTTGGTGGTATCCAGCAAAAGAAGGAAACTGGCGAAATCGGTACACATTTAGAGGCGAAAACGGAAATTTACTAGCATGGACAAAAGGTATGCCGAGCAGACCATTTATGTATGATACGATGTTATGGTTGAAAGACCAAATTGGAGAGAAATACAAAGTAGGATTTGAGTTTAAGGGAGGCACAAAATGAGAAAAGAAGGAAATTTATACGAAGCTGATGAAGGCAAAATACTTCAACATAAGACTATAAAAAATATACGATATAAAAGCATGATATTAGGTGCGTCAGATAATATAGATAATTATGAAGAAATTGCAGATGATTTTAACAAAAATATACCTGTCGCAGAAGCAAAGCCTAAAAAGACAAAAGAGGCAAAAGAAGAAACGACAAAAGTTAAATCAAAACTAATAGGAGAAAAGGCATGATAGATATTGAGAACTACATCATAAACAGCTTGTCAACAGGTTTACAGAGCGTTCAAGGCGTATTTGTAAAAAGTGAGTATGTAAAAAACATAACTCAATTTCCTTGTGTCTTGATTTCCGAAAAGACTAATAATGTATATCAAAAAACAAGCGATGAAACAATAGAAAATCATGCAAAATTGATGTATCAGATAGACATTTTTAGCAATTTAGAAACAGGCAAAAAAACACAATGTAAGCAAATAGCAAGTATGGTAGATGATATAATGTCTAACATGGGTTTTACAAGAATAATGCTAGAGCCTATTGAGAACATAGAAGACGCAACGATATATAGAATGGTAGCAAGATATGAAGCGATTTCTAGCAAATCAATAGACGGAATAAATTATATTTATAGAAATTAAAAGGGGGAGAGCAAATATGGCTATTGAATTATCAACAGCAGGAATACAAGTGATGTATGCAGTAGAAACAACAGCAGGGACACGTCCTACGGCTTCAAGTGCATACACAGACCTAAAAGGTATTAAATCTATACCTTCATTAAATCCTTCGCCTGACACTTTAGAAACCACCGATTTAAGTCAAACTGAATGGAAGACTTTTATAGATGGCTTAAAAGATATGGGCGGAGCTTTAGAGTTCACAGCAAACTTAACAACAGATTTTCAGACTTTATGGAGTTCTTTAGTAACAGCATACACGACTGGTAAAGCTTCAAGTAAAGCTACATGGTTTGCAGTAATAGTACCTGGTTTAACAAACGCATTTTACTTTAAAGGAAACCCTACAGCAATGGGTATGCCGTCAGCAGAAGTAAATAGTGTACTTGAAACATCTGTATATATTACTCCAACAGGAGTTGAAGGTTGGGCTGCAAAACCTACCACTTAATGAGTAAATTAAAATTTATAAGAGAGGGTGTAAGATATGATTAAAATCAATGATAAAGAGTATAAAGAGGCTGAAATAACTTTTAATAATATATGTGCTTTAGAGGACATGGGCTGTTCAATTCAGAACATTTTAACCAATACATTCAGTTCGGCAAGAGCATATTTAGCATTATGTATGGGTGGAAATAAAAATGCAATGATTATAGCTGGTAATGAAATTGAAGAACATATTAAAAAAGGAGGAGAGCTAACCGATTTGTTAAGTGCTTTCGCAAAAGCAATCGAAGAAAGCGGTTTTTTTCAGGCTCTCAACAAGAAGGCAGAGAAGAATACTCAAAAAGAATAAAAGAAACAACTTATAGGCAGAATATATACGAAGAATGGTTGCCACAGGCTTTAGCATTAGGGATAGATTACAACTTGTTTTGGGAATTAACTCCTTATAAGCTAAAGCCTTTTTTGAAAGCAGAAAAATTAAAAATTAAGCGTCAAAATGAAATGTACTGGATATTAGGACAATATGTATATGACGCAGTAAGTGTAGCAGTATATAACAATTTCAGAGATAAAAAACATAGACCGCAAAAGTATATTGAAGAGCCTTTACAGTTGTTTGAACTAGAGAAATGGGAAGAAGAGCAAAAAGCAGAACGTGAACGTCAAAAAGCTATAGCTTTCTTTAATAATTTAGAACAGAATTTTAGAAGAAAGGAGGTAACTTAATTGGAAGAAGGAGTTGTTACATACGTTGAAGGGCAAGAAACAGCGTCAGTAAAACAATTAGACCAAGCACTCAAAACTGTAGAAAAAGGTGCAAAATCATTCTTAAAGACTACAAACAGCATAATAGCTGGTGCTAAAAATCTAAATACTATTGTCGCTAAA